GGGATGGCATCCAGAGATCGTTGGTATGATCCAGCTATCTTCGCTATTAGGCAGATGGCTTACACAGACGATGTAGGAGACCCCTGGTTTGCCCCTGCTGGTGTTGTACGGGGTAGACTGACTAAACCTACGGATGTGGAGGTGAGTGTCAACCAGGGCGATAGAGACTCCATGTACAGTGGTGGTAATGTTGTGAACCCGATTGTTAAATTCCCACAACAGGGCATAATGATCTTTGGACAAAGAACTGCCCAGCGTAATCCAACCGCTTTGGATAGAATAAATGTTAGACGAATGCTTATTGTTATTCGTAAGAGTTTATTAGCTTCTACTAGAAGATTTGTATTTGAGCCTAATGACGCTACGACTTGGGAGAAAGTTGTAAATGTTGTGAACCCCATGCTTGATGACATTCGTAGAAGAAGAGGTATTACGGACTATAAGGTTGTCTGTGATGAAACTGTGAACACTCCTGTTCGGGTTGATAGGAACGAATTATGGTGCAAAGTTCTTATTAAGCCTACCAAGGCAGCGGAAATTGTTATCTTCGAACTGAACCTTACGAGCCAATCGGCAACTTTCTAAAGGATTAAACTATGGCTAAATCATCTTATTATGCTAACAACTTAAACAGAGACCTTAACGAAACTGAGGGGTTACCTGTTATCTCTCAAGATTTAGACTCTGTGAGAGCTTATCAGTGGGAGATAACCTTCTTCCCACCATCAGACATCGAAATTCCTCTGGGTTTTTCTAAGCCTCTTACAATAGCTGCTAAAAAAGTTACAGGAATGATGGCTCAGGTTGAAGATATTCTTGTTAATAGAGTTAATGATGTTACTTACTACCCTGGTAGACCTTCTATGGGTGAGCTTGAAGTGACCTTTGATAATTTATTAAAGACTAAGGCTGGTGTTCAGTTGTACAAGTACTTTACTACAGTTTATGATCCTGCTACAGGGGAAATGACTTCTACTTTCTTGGATACCCCAGGAAGATTTAAGACTACTGCCGAAGTTCTTGAGCTTGACGGTAAAATGTCTCCAGTTTCATTGGTTAAGCTTGTTGGTCTTTACCCCAAAAGATTCGCTAAGGCTGAGAAAAACTACGCCACTAACGAATTTGATACGGCTATAGTAACTTTTAGATACGATTATATTCTTCATACAGGTGACACTGCATAAAAACTAACTATAATAACTAGAGTAAAAGCCCAACTCAGCCTGTGTCTTTGGTTGGGTTGGGTTTTCTAATATAATATGGATTTCTTTACAGATTTATTAACTAGCTACGCACTTCTTAAGAAGAGGAAGTTTCGTATCACCTTAGATGAGGCAGGTAAGAAGCCTGATGAATTAGGTAAACCTCCTTCATTTGCCGCTCTTCTTAAGATGCGGGATAGTAATACTAAAGCTGATTCAACTGTACAGGCTACAGTAAAGTTACTAACCTCTATGTTTCCAGGGGTTGATGTAGAGTCCCCTACTATTCCAGGCAAACAATCAGTAACTAGCCAACCTAATTTAGCGTTGGCGAAAGGTTTAAGTGATGAATTACAACTTATCCCTGGATCTGAGCCGATCCAAACTGTTACTGAAGAAGAGGAGAAGAAGGAGAAGAAGAAGAAGCCTACCACTAATGGTGACTCTGGTTCTAATACTGAGACTGTTGGTACAGATGAGGGTTGTGGTGCTGGAGTTGTTTGGCCCCAACACCCAAAATCTCCAATAGTTAAGAAGAATTGCTCTGTTGATTCTACTGTGCTTGGATGGTATAGAACTGCTGTGGGTAGATATTATTGGGGGGGTGGAGAGGGAGCGGAAGAAGCTGGGGTAGCTAAAACTCCCCAAGCTTATTATTTAGAAAACAGTAATGAAGGTGCGGCATTACTAGATTTATATAAGGATAGCCCAGAGGTTAGAACTCAGCTTATAAAGCTTATGGATAGGGGGTGGGATGCCACTGAAGGTAAACCTGAAAGTGAGTTCTATGATCCAGAAAAGAAAAGATCTATATTTGCAGTCTTAAATAAAACTATTAGGGAAGGTAAAGAAAGGGGAGTGAAATTAGGTACTCTTGGGGATATGGATTTAGGGAAAGTTATAGCCACTGAGGAGCAAGTTTTGGGTGCAGTATCTACTATGATAAAGTCTGTAGATATAATTAGGAACAAAAATAGGGCTGCTGACAACGAGCTATCTTTTATTAGGGATAATTTAAACTTTGTAATAAGTGAGGATGGTACTAGAGAACTATACTTTAACGCTGGGGATGACACAGGTATTAATTTTACCGCTGCTCCTGGTATGGCTGATAGATTCTTAAAGGATTTTGATAATTACAATAACTTTTTAGAAAAGAAGAAAGATGATGACCCTGATTTTGACTCTTCCTTATACTCCATACCTATTCAGGATAGAGAATCCAATTATAGGAATAGTGACGCTGCGTTAGACTCTAATCAAGTAGTTACAGAATTATCGGAACAAGCAGATCAAATAATGCTCTTATTGTATAAGCCAGATAGTGAGGATCGCAAGAAGGGATCTAAAACTAATCACCAACGGGCTGCTGAATTATATACTGACCTGAGAGATAAGTGGGGGGATAATCTTAATAAAGCATTACGGGTTATCCAGTCTGATTTACCTAGTGAGGGTTTTGCGCTAACAGAAGAGTGGACTCTGGTACAAGATGCAGTAAAGAATTTAAAATCAGACTATGGAGACTTACAGTTTGAGAAGTTTGCAGAGAAGCTAATAAGACTTCGTGCAGATCAGGTTAGGGGTTGTGGTGCTGATTATATACTAAGGGTTGGTACTGGGGGAGGGAAGAAAGGTTTTAAGTCTGATCAATTCTATCTATTTACTGATAAAGATAAGGCTAAGAAATTTCAGGGAACTGGGTTTGATAAAACCCCACAAAACATAAAGCAATTAGTTACTGGAAGTGAACCCCCAGAAAAGGCAGAGCAAGCGTGGAAAGATTTTAAAAATAGATGGGGAGATGTATCTGATGACCAAGAGGTTTATGTAGGGTATGACAGTTTAAAATACGAGACGACTGGTAGATACCGTATGGGTAAACAACCCCCAGTCAGAACTATTACTAGTACTTTATCTAGTGAATTAAGTAGGTTAGGTAGCTCTAGAGATCCAGAAGAGGCTGCATGGTTAAAAGGGATGACTAGTTTATTTAAATCTAAGGATCACATACCTAAGGTTATGGAGAATCTAGATTCTATTTCTGAAAAGTATGCAAATATAGATAGACTACAAAACGCAGAATCAACTACCCTTACTACACAAGAAGTACGAAATGAGTTATGGGGTGCTTTAGGGGGTGCAGACAACCCTTTAAACATATCTGATGAACAGGTAAAGAAATTAACAACTCAATCAGATGACCCTAAAGATATTCTAATGGCTGAAAAAGTTAAGAAGGAATTACAAAATATGTTATTTAGTAACAGTATTAGGGAAGGGTTAGAGAGTGAAGACGCTGACACTAGAGAATCCTGGAAGCATACCATGGCTTTATTAATAGCTAGGGGAGCTTATGATAGGAATGATGCTAATGATACTGTAGTAAACCCCAAAAAGAATAAAACAGCTAGACATAAAAGAAATAAACTTATAAAAGATACTTTAAGCTCTTTTATGGGATCTGACTCCCCTTCAAGTGAAGTATCTTGGTATGATACAGTAATGCGTGTAGGTTCTATAGGGTTTAGTCTTAAAAAGGATATTACAGCAGTAGATTTTAATGTTCCTGAAGGTTATTACCCTGGGGAAAGAAGGGAAGATTCTAGTACAGAATATTCATCTACAGAACTCATGCATAAGTTGTTAGAAGTTCAAGAGTTAATGTTTAGTCACTTAATTAAAGAATAAAGACCTATCTATACTAAGTAGATCTTTAAATGCTGTTAAGGCATAGTCCTTCAGTATGTATATCACTCTTTTATTGTTAAGCTTTAGTTGATTACATATATGGCTATCTTGCTTAATTAAAACTATAATATCACGACGATCCTGAGCCATCAACACTAATCCTGATTTATTTGCTTCTTCAGCATCTTTTTCTGTCTGTTTGATGAAATCATAGATCTTAGATTTTGGATTGAGTAGGGAGTATAGGTCCAGATCGTTGTAACCCTTCTTACATTCAATGGTATAGATGAAATTCTTAGGAGTTATCAAATCCCCATGGATCTTTAGGTGGTCTGGTAGCTTATGCGTGGTAGCAAATGCTCCTGACCCAGGGGTTCTTTGGAAGTCTGTAGTTTCAAAGTGTTCATTAAGAAGCTTTGCTACCTTCCTTTCAAATGCTGACCCCTTAGCCTTACTATTCTTACGCTTGGGTTTCTTACGCATGTTATCTAAATTGTATAAATCTTCCATGTTTGTCTCCTTCTGTACTATTATAGATCATGAACAAGAGTGTATCAGATGCTTTGGATGTGGTCGCAGATTCATTTGATGTTTCTGAGTGGAGTGTTAAAGTTTTAAATAGGACAAAAGATAGAATGAAAATTACATTTAAGTTAAGTAAGGATGAGGCAGAAGCCTTCCAGAGTTTCCAAAATCAGACTAGACCTGATGAGATTTCAGAAGATAAGTTTGTTAAATCTATCTTCTTTCTAGGGTTAACTACCTTAGAAACTAATCTTAAGCATAAGATAGCGGAAGAAATGGCTAAACATGTTGAAGATGAAGATATTATTTTCCCTGACGAAGAATCCGAAGAAACTCCTACTGAAGAGTAACTAGATTGAGAACTTTATTAAAAGAGAACGAGCTAAATAAATTAATTAAAGATCAGAGAGCGCGAGGTAACAGGGAGTTTATTCTCTTTACCTCTCTGTGGGACACAGTTTCCGATAATGTATTGGAAGCTATTAAAAACAAACCACCTAAAGTTTCTCTATCAGTTATCAATTCCTTCGACACCCCACATAGTTTTGTGATTTGGGGTGTGAAAAAGACACCGTGCTTGGTAGTATTAGAGGGCAGAGGCAGGGAGAAGAGATTAACCGTCACTGACCATGTAAC